TCAGCGGCCACCTCGGCCATCTCAGGTCTCAAGGAGGTCGGACGCGAACGCTGGGGCGTCTTTCCTCTTCGTGGTAAACTTCTCAATGTGCGTGACATCACCATTCAGAAGTTCAACGCAAACGAAGAACTCACCTCCATCAAGAAGATCCTTGGATTGGAGCAAGGCAAGGTCTACAGAGACGCCTCTGAACTTCGCTATGGACGCATCATGGTCATGGCGGATCAAGATCACGATGGATCACACATCAAGGGACTTCTAATGAACCTGTTTCACACCGAATGGCCTGGACTTCTTCAGGCGGGATTCATGTGCACGCTGCTGACGCCGATTCTCAAGGCCACCAAGGGAAAACAGACCGTGTCCTTCTATTCGCTTCCTGAGTTCCTCTTGTGGAAAGAGGGCTTGGCCTCTAGTTCGAGTGCCAATCCACTGACGGGCTGGTCCATCAAACACTACAAAGGATTGGGCACCTCCACGCCCGCCGAAGCCCGCGAGTGGTTCAAGACGCTTCACGAGATTCAGTATATCTGTGATGAACACACTGACGCATCGCTTCTCCTCGCCTTCCACAAGAAACAGGCCGATGACCGCAAACGATGGCTCGCACACTACGATCCGCATCAGATGCTTCAGGTGGACGCGAACAAGGCGACGTATTCCAACTTCATTCACTCAGAACTGATTCATTTCAGTCACGCGGACAACATTCGGTCTCTGCCCCATCTCATGGATGGCCTCAAACCATCTCAGCGTAAAATCATCTATTGCTGCTTCAAACGAAACCTGAAAACGGAGATTCGTGTGGCCCAATTGGCAGGATACGTCTCGGAACATGCCGCCTATCATCACGGCGAGGCGTCGCTGAATGGAACCATCATTGGCATGGCCCAAACGTTTGTGGGGTCCAACAACATCAACCTGTTGCGTCCGATGGGACAAATGGGATCGCGTCTTCTCGGAGGAAAAGACGCCGCTTCTCCGCGTTACATCCACACGTATATGGAGGACATCGTGCGATACATCTTTCGCAAAGAGGATGACTGCCTCCTGAAACACATTGAGGACGAGGGGGATCTCGTGGAGCCCGAGTATTATCTCCCCGTCGTCCCCATGTTGGCCATCAATGGCTCCATCGGCATTGGCACGGGATACTCCACGGACATTCCTCCGCACAAACCTGAGGACATCATCTGTCTCCTGCGTCATCGGCTCCAAGGATCCATGGACACGCTTGCGGGTCGCCCGCAGGATCCGTGGTGGTTCGGCTTCAAAGGCACGATTCACCGTATTGACGACATGACTTGGCACACGAAAGGCATCTACGTATTGGACGATGACAAGCATACCGTAACCATTACAGAGCTCCCTGTGGGCACGTGGACCAAGGACTACAAGGCCTTTCTGGAAGAGAAACTGGATGTGGAGGAAAAACGGAACAAGGATGCCAAGCGGGAGGCCAAGAAAGCGGAGACGGAGAGCCAATCCTCTTCCAAGGACGTGGAGCCCTGCGGCTTCAAAGGGTGCGACGATCTCTACAACGACGTGGATGTCTGCTTTGTCCTCTACTTTACGGAAGAGGGCTATGATGCGATCAAGGAACATCCTGAGGTGTTTGAAAAGCAGTTCAAACTGACCACTTCGTGGAAAACGACGAACATGACATGCTTTGATGCGACTCGCACCATTGTCAAGTATCGCACGATCGGTGATCTGTTGGAGGCGTTTCTGGAGCAACGATTGCCCCTGTATGAGGCACGGCGTCTTGCGATATTGGGCATTCTCAAGGCGCAAAACGTGGAGCTGGATGCGAAACGGCGATTTCTCCAGGCAGTATTGGACGAACGTCTGATTCTTCAGAAGAAGACGGACGAAGAGATTGTGAGTCAGCTTCAGGCATGCTCCATTCCTCCTTTGTCCTGTGTGGAGAAACCGGACGCCTACGATTCGTATGACTATGTCTTGCGGATGCGCATGGACCGTGTCAAGCAATCGGCGATCGATGAACTGGACGGCCAAATTCGGGAAAAGGAGGCGGAGATTGCGCGACTGGAGGGAGAGACTGCTTCCTCGCTGTGGCTCTCTGATCTGGCGGAGTTGGAGCAAGCATGGGGTCGGATGTCGGCCGCTCGAATCGCCGAGTCGGTGGCGGTGGCTACCTCGGAACCCGCTGTGAAGCCGCGAAAGCGTCGACCGACTGTAGTGAAGCCATAGGTAAAGCCATAGGCGACCCGAAGCCATAGGTAAAGCCAGAAGCGAATCATAAGAACAAGTAGAGAGATGGCGCATGCACTCGGTGAAATGTATTATCTTGCCGGTCTAATGGAAGAGCGTAGGCAAAATCTAGAAAAAAAGCAAGAGCAAAAGCAAGAGGGTCCGCAGATCCATCCAGGCCTTGTTTTTATTTCACCGCGTGTCCCCAAAGAGTTTGATACGGTTGTCCCATCCGATACGGGTAACCCGACCGATACTAGTGTCTATACGGATGATTGGTGTGTCATTGCATGATTACATCATCGGTTGGAAGGGCAGCGACTTCGTGCCCGCACTGGACATGCTGACCGGTTGCTCCATGGGGACAGGGAGATGAGAGATATCATTCAAATAGTAATTGTATTGCTGAATCTCGGAAAGGATACGGGGAGCGGCCCATTGAACTACCATGTCATTCAGTTCTCGGATCTGACCCTCTACGTGAAAGGGATTGTTCTTGGCATACTGTAAATACATGGCACGCATGATCATTTTTAGTTCATCAACATCTTGATTGTCAATCACATACTTTTTGGGACCACTGATACGGTAGACCTCGCTCCGAATTCGCTGCTGGATGCCTTCCGCATTCTTACGGGTGAAGAAGGCATCGGATAAGGGAGTATGCTCCCAATTTCCCCGGAGCATGTCGCCCGCAAAGGAGATCTCTGTTTCTGTGGGATGACGAAAGCCCGCCGCATCCGGTACGCCTACGCCCGTCGATCCGCCGCGGAGGTTGACGCGGCCATTTTGACCAGGGGCGTGGCTGGTATACGGGAGTTGAAAATCAGGGAGGGGAGCACCAGTTGCGAAAGACATTCTATCTGCCCTCCGTGTTTTTTTTCTAGGTCCTGAATATAACATGTCGTCCGTCACCCGTTTCATTCGCCAGGTCCCCGTCTCCACCACCTACTACAACGCCGTCGCTGTTCTTGGCGCTACCAGCACCATGGTGTTTGAGCTCGTCCCGTCGGCGTCCAACATCGTTGCCAACTACCCGCCTGGCTACGTCAAGGCTGCTGGACCCGAGCTCATTGCTGCCCTCGCCGATGCGGTCACCGCTCACACTGCCGCGAACCTCGTCCTCCGCGACATGGGCAAGACCATCTATGCCCAGTATGGCACGGGCATTGCCTCGGACCCGTCGGCCTATTTCCGTCAGGTTCAGCTGCTCCGCCCGTCGGGCATTTCTACTGCTGCCCAGGCCTTCGGCGTCCTCGGCGGCCAGAACATCCCTGATGCCTACACCGACTTCCTGACCTTCTACATCCCCGTCGCAGTTGCGGGCGTGAAGGGCCCGCAGGTCAACACCCAGGCCTTCGCCATCGCGGGCGGCCAGATGTAAATCGGCTTACGGTATCTTCTTACAGTATCCACGTATTGCCTTTATACGATCATTCTTATGATGGTATGATGGCATCATAGACGATAGAGAGATGGATAAATGCGTTGAACTTTTGGGATATACCGTAGTAGAGAGACATGTTCAACATCTATATGGCGATCTTTATCATTGCGGCGGTAGCAATCGTCGCGGGAGGCACAATGTATGTCAACAACATGGGAAAGGGAACGGCCGCACTTCTCTATGGCATTGGATCCCTCTATCTCATGATCGTCTACGGAATCAAATGGTTCAGTGGCACCTCCCCCTTTACGCCCCCTGTCGGTCCATGGCCCGCCACGATCAACACCTGCCCTGACTTCCTCACGGCCTATACTCGTGTGATGTCCGATGGAAGCAAGCAGGAGACCTGTATTGATACCATTGGAGTATCCAAGAATGGGGCGCTGTCCGTTTTTCCCTCAGGTGCACCCCCCACCGCGGATCGCTATTACTTTTCTTTGAAAACGGCGGCATCGGAACCTGCTAAGAAGGCTGCGGAGTGGTGCTCGAATGCGCTGAATGCGGGGCTGACATGGGAGGGAATTACGAATGGAGAGAGCTGTGTGTCGTCTGATGGCTCGGCCATGCCACCCAGTGCACCCGGTGCGGGATGCCCCGCCTCGTAATGCGTTTGAATTGTGCAAAAATCATCTACGGATAGGATGTGAAGACCGCTTCACACAAGCATCCATAGTTTAGTGGTAAAATGGCTCCCTTCCAAGGAGTCGTCACGGGTTCGATTCCCGTTGGATGCATCATTATCTACGATCCATGTCATTGGTTGGTAGAAATCACAGTGTAAAGAACGCCCAAGAAGACCACCCAGATGGGTCGCACCAGTATCACAGAACAAGAGACATCATGTCTTCATCCTGAAACAGAGGCGCTCATGGGGCAATGGTTGGCGAAACGATCCCATCCCGCCTTTCTCCTCATCGGCCCCCCTGGCGTCGGTAAAACAACCATGGTCTACCGTGTCTGTGCACAAGCGCGCTATTGGATTCAAGAGTTCAATGCAAGTCATACCCGAACAGGATCCAGCTTTCGCCAAACCATTCTCCCTCTCCTCGTGGAAACAGGTGTGAGCAAATGGATTCATCCTACCACCCCTAACGGACGCGTCGTGTTGCTCGATGAAATGGATGGCCTCTCCCAAGGAGAAAAAGGCGGTCTCCAAGAGCTCCTGGATTATCTAAAATCAAAACGGAATTTTGCGGATGATTGTCCGTTGATTCTGATTTGTAATGTGCTAGAGGGCCGTGTGATGCAGCAGCTCTTAAAATATTGCTGTGTTCATTATGTTACGATGCCGAAGAAAGAGAAATTGGTAGAGTATTTTAAAAAGGAGATCTCGGATTCTCTGTATTCGTTGGGAGACATTCGCAAAGTCTCTCAGAGTTTGATCTATGAGGATACGCTCCACACGGGTGTCAAGGGAAAAGACGAGTTGCTGGATCGGTCTATTCATGTGGCCATTCGTGCCGCCTGGTTTACGCTCTTTGAACGCTGGGGGCCGAATGATGAACTTGATCTAGAGACCAAAGACGCCAATCTTGCAGGCCTCCTCTTTCATCAGAATCTTCCCCTCTATCTCACCTCTACGAATCCCATTCCCTTTGAGGTCTATGAGGAGATCTTGGAGGAAATCCGATGGAGCGACCGTGCGGACTTTTGGGCGTTCTTTCATCAATGCTGGAATCTGCTTCCCTTGTCCTATCGTCTCAAACTCAAATATCCCAATCAGTCCCTTCAGCACTATCCAACACTCTGTTCTATTCCCGAACCACAGGATCTTCAATACACCCAGGTGCTCACTAAACAGTCCGCACTGTTTAATGCATGGAAAGAGATGAATCGTGTCGCCAATGAGCACGACATTCCCTTTCGGTGCGTGACCCAATGGGCCTCCCACCAAACGGGGAAGAGACTCGATACGCTGGGTCTGGCTTCCTTGTCACCTTCTGGCCTTTCTGGTCCTGGCCTTAAAGGGGGATCTCCGATTGAAGCTGGAGCACCGTCAATGGGCTTGTCCGTCCCAGCCGTTGCGCCGAGTGAATCAGCACCTGTCGCATCTCGTATACGGGCAACTCGTGGAAAAAAACCAAGTGCGTCATCATAGGAAGGGACCATCCGCGAATCCATTCCATGTTAGAGACAAAAAGAACCCGCGTGTGACCCTCTTGGAGATTGCGAATCGTTCGCTTCATGGAAAACAGATTGTGCTCTACACGCTCCGCATAGATCCCGAGCGCACGAATGTCCTCAATCAACTGATAATAGATGTTGTCAAATGCGGAATAGATGATCCATGTGGCATCGGGGGTTGTCCGAAGAAGATCCAGACAGACCTCTTTTCGGCTGCGCATGGGCGCATGAAACAGAATAGGCTGGACACCACACATGCTTGCCGCACTAATGGGCTCGCGACACGTGGGGCATCGTTGACTCATGATCGCGTGCTGAAGCAGACACCCTCCACAATAAAGCTGATGACAGCACGATAGAAAGGTGGGATGGACACAGTGATCCAAACAGATCATACACTCATTTTCTTCCACTTTGCGTTGAATGAGTGCATGCTTCGTAGTCGGCTGGTGGGCCCGATACTCTTGCCAGTCTCTCTGCTCCACATGGAGCGCATGAAACAGAAGGGGGACCGATTCAGGGGAGATCGTCGCGGAACGATGGGTCACCATCCGAAAACTGCGCAGAGACGAAAGGGTGACGGTCGGACAACATGTGATCGTGCGAGTGACGATCTCAGGCAATCTCATACTCGTCGTAAGAGATTCTATTCCATTGCGCAGAACCATTCGTGATCGGTAAGGGTGGTAAAACGGAAGATAATCTTTAAAGAAAGAGGACGATGCCAGGGTTTGTTCATAGGGGACCGTGGGATCTTGAAGAAGCCAATGTTCTGCCTCGGGATGAAGAAGAACACGATCCTTGAGAGCATAGAGGTTACTTTTCATAATGATGGGGTGTTTAAAGAGAAGGGGGATCCATTCATTGGTGATGAGCCATAAAAATTGGAAGCGAATGGGAGGAGACATTGAGGGAAGATAGATAGAAGATGCCTGGTCAATGAACACTTGGTTCCATTCAATCTGATGTTCCGTTGCATAGTCCTGAACCGCTTTAAAGCATTTGTTGCTCGTGATCACGAGCTTGTGTTCTACCATGTCCTCCGCGAGAATGGCATGTTGGAGTTGTCGTTTGTTTTCCACGAGAACATGGGGGAGTGTGGTGTGGGTCGTGATTTCTTTTTTCCATTGTTCCATCAATAAGTGGGGGACCACGATGAGATGGACGGAGCGTGTGGCCGAATGGCGACACATGTCGTGAGAGAAGAAATAGGTGGAAGAGGCGGGAGACAGTTCTGATGTCATCGTTCCATGCGAATAAAAAGAATAGGAGGCCAGATAGGCCAGGGTGCTTCGCATCTTTCCTGATCCTGGGGGATCCGCTACGATGCCGATTTTTCCATTGAGAATGGTGGATCCCACCATATAACCGTGTATCATTTTGTCGCGATATTGATGCATCGCGCGGACCATGTTATGTTGATGGGGATAGAGGGAACCACGGATACGAGGAATGGGTAACGGGGGTTGATCATACGGTGCAAAGGATTGATGATACACATCATTGATGAGAGAAAGCGTATCGTAGAGGGCCATAGGGTCGTGCCTTGTGGTCGTGCCTTGTGGTTCTCTTTGTTATATGCCATTCTTCTGTGCTTTAGGTGTGGCGTTGATACCAAGAAAGGAGAACGGGGTTTGTGACTAGATCCTCTAGTCGGTAAGAGAGGCGTTTGAATGTGGGATGGACTTGTTGACTGGGTGACATCTTCTCCACAGTGTTGTCGCTGTGACACATGACCAGAATCGTCTTCTTGGGATCCAGTTGAATCATGGGGGAATTCTGTAAAAAGGATGCCTCTTCCGCATGTGTAACATACTCGTCATACCGATGAAGATCGGAATATCGTTTTCGCCATGCCATGGTGCCATTGGTCGCATGATGGGGTCCGAAGGGGCCCGAGGAATAGAGACGCTGTGTGCTCATTTCGTATAAATACATTTCAGATGAACCCGCAAGATCACATTTCGGATTCTTCCGAAAAGCGTCCACGACAGACTGAACCCGATCGGGCGGATAATAGTCATCGTCGTCCATTGCCACAATAATGTCTCCACGCGCCTCTTGGTTCAGGCGGTTTCGTTTGGCGCCGATACGCATCTTTTCGTCTACTCGGATATACCGCAGATGGGGAATGGTCTTCGCCGCCTCTTGAAAGAGGTCTTCCACCGAGTCGCGGCCATCATCTAACACGATCCATTCCATTTGCTCTTTGGGAAAGGTCTGGTGACGATACACCTCCAGAAGGGCGGGGATAAAACGACGACGCTGATACGTTGGAGTGACGACGGATACGACGATCGTCATTTCTGTATCTACATGTGAGAGTGTTTAGATTCCATTCCATAGCCATCCACCTGAGGTGGGACTCCTTGTCTTGAGGGCGCCACCCATTTGGAGTTTTAAAGCAGGTGATGCGGGCTCTTTAGAGGGTGCCTTGGATATTTTGAGGCCATTCCCCGCCATTGCATCAAGAATATTCGCACTGGTGGAAGTGGGAGTAATCACGCCAGGAACAGCCTTGGCAGCATTGAGGGTCGCGGGCAGCGCCTTGGCAGCATTGAGGGTCGCAGGTAGCGCCTTGGCAGCATTGAGGGTCGCGGGAAGAGCCTTGGCAGCATTGAGGGTCGCGGGAAGAGCCTTGGCAGCATTGGGCACATCACTCGAAGGCGCAACAGGGGGTATGCCTAATGCTGCAATAGGCGCTTTCGAAATGACGGGTGGAAGGGGGTTACCCGTCGGTCCCTTTGAAATAGGTTGATCGGTCGCTGTCATAGGAACCGTGGGTGCTCGATGCATGCGTTTCATATTCTTTTCCAGCGTCGCATACCGTTCTGCAAAGGGGTCGGACCCTTTCACCGTTTCTCCATAAGGAAACGATTCCTTTAATGCCTCTATGTATTCATCCATGATGCTTCCCTTCCCATCGCCCTTCCCATCCGTTCGCTCCAACTCTTTTCGGTCCTCCTCCGTTTTAGGATAATAAAAGGGATACTTGAAGAACCGCCCTACCAGTGAAGTCGCAGGAGTCGTTGCGATGGGTAGAATGGCAAAGATTCGTGGGTAAATACGGATCGGCGTCGTATCTCCATCACGATCTTCCAGCTCATTCCGATAGTAACTGTATCCCGCCTTCACAAGATAATAAAAGACAAGAATCACTGTCGCTGGAGAAAACACAGAGCACAGCGTCAACACAAACAGGAAAAAGAAAAATCGCATGGGGGCGGGATACACGATCATCTCATTGGAGACAAGAGAGGCTAGATAGAGAATCAGAAGAGGATAGATCAATTGCTGTATGATTTCAATGATTTTATTAAAAATACCAGAGGCACTTACTTGTGTCATCGTGCTTGCCACCGTATTCAATGTAGTGGTCGCAATGGCCATGACCGTGGTAAGATTAGAGGTGTTCACTGACGTTGTGGACTCTTTCGACAGCTTTTCCAGATTTTGAATCACATCCGTGATTGCACTAGCATGAGATTGATCGCGCTTGCTCGGATCTCCTTGAAGGAGCGTGCCTTTCAGGTCCTGAAGAATAGCAACACCATTTGTGAGCGACTCACGGAGCCCTTTCGAGTCTGTGGGTAGCGCCTGTAGCTGCGACACAACATCTGTGAGGGTCGTGGCGAGCACCGTGTAATTTTTTGGCTGCTCTGCAGGAGGAGCATCAGCAAAAGAGTCCGTAGATGCCTTGTCTTTCTCTTTACCCTGTGCTGTGCCTTTAGAGAGAAAAGGAATCTTCTGTGTGACATATGCCTTTGCATTCATCATATGAGAAGAGACCGTCTTCTGGAAAGACTGGAACATGGACTCCTTTTCTGTCTCCTTTGACATTCTATGTCCACAACGGATTTTAATGAATCTGTTGTGGTCACGCCTAGGAGCCATACGCCTAGGAGGCATAAGAGAGATTACAGGGCATATTTGAGTCCCCCCATTCCAGAGGTGATCGTCACCCAATTCAAACTCTCCACATACATCGTGATGTTATATTGATAGAGACTATTGGCGGGGAGGGGATACACGTTGAGATCCACTTGAAATAGTTTGATGCGACTGCTGTTGATACTACCATCAGGTTGAGGAGTCGGCGAGGTGAGTCCAAAGGGATACACAATCATTTCAGAGTCGGGAAGACCCTTCAGGTATTTCCATGGAACGACCTGATTATAATACGTAATCGGTTTCTCTTCTTGAAGGGGGTTTCCGTCTCCTAAGATGGACAGAGAACGGACAATGGATCGCTGGCCATTGAGAACGATTTGACCCGAGGAACCCGCCTGTGTCACATTCGCAGGCCATCCTCCAGGAGGGAGAAAAGGGGGTTTAGCAGGATTCACCCAGTTCGTCAGATTCCAAATCTCATTTCGATAGGCGATCGTATCGGAACGTCGCGGAAGAATCATGATGCGCTCGATAGGATTATGCGTATCCAATTCCACCAGTTGTCGCGAGGAAATCGAATCAAACTGATAGGTTGTTACTTGCCGAACGAGATAGGAAAGCGATTCAGAGGAAAACTGGAGACGCTCCTCATCGGTGACATAGACATAGGTCATCTGAATGCGGGGCTGAAAGGCCCATGATTGGAGGAGCGGAGCGGGCGTTCCAATGTCGGTCAGGAATTGATTGATCGTTACATCGCTGATGTCGGATACAGAGGTATAATACACATTATCGGGCTGCGAGGAGATAGGGGACGGGTGGAACTCATAGCCTGGCGCCACTTGAACACCGTTCCGATCGAGGATGCGATAGAGTTCACGAATAGGACGCAGGGTAATCTGAATTTCGCATTCATGATACTGGAGAGCCACGAGAGGGAGTGCCTCGAACGTGGATTCTGCAAACCAGAAAGGGAGAGGGACATGCATGCGGCGGCCCGCAATGGAAGGACGGTTTACATTGGGAGGTGTGGTAGTAGACCCCGTGGGCCCGTTATTATTATACACGGTCGGATATCCACTTTGTGAATCTCCACCATTATAGAGACCATTCGCAGGATCATAGAGTTCGGGAACATCTCCCACGAGCGTCTGCCATTTTTGATAGGTGCGTGAATCCATATCGCACTGCGCTTTGGCAATCAAATACTCGCCACCACATTCCTGGATTTTTTGACCACCGATGAAAAAAGCCATGTTCTGAATGATATGACAACCGATATACCGCGTCCATGCGAAATTGTATTGGGCCTGTCGACCTGATGAAGTAGGCAAATTAATAAACTTGGAATAAATATCGGGTAGTTCAAAGACAAAATAGATGTCACGGACGAGATCGGCAATGCGCTGGATCTTAAACCGAACCTGAACAGGCTGATCGTAGAGGAGATCCTGTGGACCATCCATTGCGAATGTCACGGATTCCTCCGCGAAATGCGCATATTTCTTGTAGGTTTTATAGAAATAGGTGAAGTCTGGATTACCGCTCAGAAGGACATTTTGCGCTCCGTAGGCGACGAGAGAAAATAATCCACCACCTGGCATTGGTGTTACTAGTATATACTTCCTTTAGATCATTGGATCATGTCACACGGTATTCACATCTAGCTTCACAGACATAACCCATTCGTGGGATAGATGTGTGAGACATAGTAGACAATAAGACACGGTGAACAATACATGGTAAACAATGGGGCCACGGTGAACAATGGGGTCACGGTAGACAATAGGTCACGGTGAACAATACATGGTGAACAATCCTTTCCTAGGGAGAGGGGTGTGGGGACGGAACGTCTCCACCATGGTGAACAATCCTTTCCTAGGGAGAGGGGTGTGGGGTGAAAGAAAATCGAAGATTTTCTACCAGTGACGGAACGTCTCCACCATGGTGAACAATGGGGTCGCGGTGATCAATATGTAAAGAAAATAATGGGTGAATTCACGCACTCTCCTAAGGAGAGGGGTGTGGGGACGCTTGCGTCCCCACCTATTTGGTCCACCACGTATCATCCAAATAGGGTGCAGCAGATGAATCCATTACATCCGAATCCATTGAAGAGGATGGTCCCTCTGAGAACAGCTGTTGAATCTCAGAATAAGACAACGCATAGCTAAAATACGTCAGACGGCTGAGATAGCCCTTCATGGCACCATATACCTGAAAGCCGTGCCTATCTACTGAGGGGACGTGGGATTGATCCAACTTCAATTGGCGCTGACTGAAACAGATGATATCCTGGTCATTTTGATAAGGGGTAAAGCCGTCAAATGAGTATCGTTTGGACAGATTGCCATTGACAAAGATGTCTAGTGCATTATCATTGCAACTGATCACCACATGAACCCACTTAGAGATCGGAAAGTTGTCCACTTCCACATAGTTGTTCCATGTGCGGTAGGTGTTCATGTAGACACGGAGGGTGTTCGTGTCTGATCGCAAATAGACGCCGGGTGCCAAAAGGGGAAACTGAGAACTATATCCCTTGTGGAACACATGGAGCAGACCCTGTTCTTGGCGGAAGGACGATGGGTTAACATTCAGAAAGAAGGAGTAGCTAAATTCAATTCCACTTCGCTCATTAGAGGATAGCGAGATCGGTTTGGATCCTGCCACATTCGGATTCTGAACAATGATTTTGGTGCGCACATCCGTCGGACAAGTGTTTGGAATAAGTTCCGTTCGGTTCGTATGAAGACGGTTCATATAGTTTGCCATCATCTCCACAAACACAAAAGAGAGATAGAGACAACCTACCAACACGACTGCGTAGAGCGCCTGTGCAATCACATCGGATTGAACGATGTCCGTAATGACGGACAGCACACCGCTACTTACCTTTTCTGCCTGATTGGGACCCGCTGTGCCTGCATTGCTTGCACGAGCTACATTGTTTGCACGATTCACATTGTTTGTATGAGCCACGGTATTTGCACGACCCGCGTTACTCATCCCTTTTACTAGTTTGTATGATTTATTTTATAGGGCCGACAGCGACTGATAGGCTATGCGATATTCAGTGAAAGAGAGGCACCAGGTGCAAAGATAGACCCCAGCCATCCTCCAAATGATGTAATGGGTTCAGGCCCTGCCATGTAGAGCTTGTGGACCGACTCAGGATTCAACGCCTGATCATACATGGTCGTCGTAGAGAGTTGTCCGCCGAACCCACCGTAGTCCAACAGGCTCGCGGAATATCCACTAGAATCCACTTTGTATTGCGAGGGGAGGACACAGGAACGGGCCAACTTTCCATCCGTATAGACATCAACTGTCTTGGCATTCACCGACACCGTCAGATGAACCCATCGTTGTAGATCGATCTCAGGCAGATCGCATAAGGGGGCACGATTGCCATGCCCACTCTCCATGGAAAGAGAGGTAAAGAGGGGGTCTCTTGAGGCCTTGGAGAGATCATCTTCCACGCGATGGGCATGGGGCATTCCTTGATCATGCGTATGAAATCGGATGTGAAGTTTGGGGGTTCGTCCACCCAGATAGATTCGGAAGGTGTCAAATCGCGAACCCCCAATGCGCAAGATGGATTTCATTAATCCAGATCGGTAGGACCAATTGGACACATAGATCCAGGTGGAGACCGTGAATTCTCCTCCTTCAAATAGGCGTGGGAGTTGATCCATGCGGATGGTGATCGGCTGACTGGCGTCCGTGGTGGCGGAGCGTGTAGCGGGGACCAGTGTCGTGGGAGTTCCCATGCGCGGACCAAATAGATACTGATACAAATAATACATACCCAGAAGACTTACAAAAACAAGCAAATAAGGAATCATATAATGAAGCGGTGCTGGTTCACGGGTGTTTGCATTCATGTTCTGTCAGAGCAGAGGATAATCTTCCTGAATGTCTTTAGGCATAGGGCGACTTCCATTGTTTCATCCCATTCTGTGGAGGAGAAGTAAGGGCGCTGCATGGTAAACCGGGAGGGCATTGTGCCGATAACTTCGGGAACGGTAGAAGCATGTCAATGGAATTGGTTTCTAGGATATTATGATTGCTATCCACATAGGTCAAGTGAATTTTTTCTACCTCCGTGGGAGTCAACCGTTTTTCCTGGACAATCACATGAATGGCAGACCCTCCTAGCCCTTTCTGCCCTACAGACAACGGGCTGCTAATGATGACAGGATAATTCTCTAGACGCTGAGAGGCAACAATACGATCATCATAGATCACATCAAAACGGCGGCCCTCACGAAGAACCGCAATGAATACCCACTTCTGCATGGGGATCGGGGGGAGATCAATGATCTCTTCTTTGACGCGGCCCTGTGTGGTTTTCACACGAAGACGGGCCGCTCGTTTGTGTTTGTCATGAGATCCTCCCATGGACTCCAGAAACCAATTGTTTTCCACTTGGATCAAGGGAAGATATCGTTGTCCATAATGGGCGGTGCGATCACCGCCTTTTAGATAGAAGAATCCCATGACGGAAGATCCACTGGAACCTAGGATCTTCTTTTGTGTGATATCAGATACCATGACATCGGTCTTTGTGTTCAATGGGGTCAAAGAGGGCAACACATCCTGCGGACCTGACGGGCGATACACGATCAAGTAGATCACATAGATGATACAGGCGAGAACACCCGCTTGTAACAAAAGGGGAAGAATCTCCATCCTATCTACTTCTCTGAAGGGATTCCTACGATCTGCCTCCAGGTCCTAGTCTTGTAAAAAAGGGGGCGCTCAAAGAAGACATCGTGGAACTGTCAACGATGGCAGAAGCAGCACTAGAAGCAGCATCGGAGAGGGATGCACTTGCGCCCCCACTGGAGAGGGGTGTACTTGTGTTCTCACATGAGGTAGAAGAAGGAATGGGTCCTAGATTAAAGTCTTTTGCCGTAGTGAGAGCAGGGGTCGCCTCTCGTATTTCTGATGCGCTGAGGATGCGTCCCCATAGTTTCAATTGGCGCAAGGTGGCGAGACCAGGTATCGGAACGATGTCTCCTGTGATGTCCAAGGGAGGCGCTTCAAAACGCCGTGTCTTCACCAATTGTCCATTGAGATAGACCTCCATTCCCTGTTCCATGATCACCATGCTCAGCCGAAAAGGGGTTTGAACAGGAACATTGGAAAGGACACTGTTTTCCATCCCGTGGTTTTTGTTCAACACCGAGACGATCAGATCATTTGTATCAGGCGTCAATGCCACCGCCACATTATATCGCTTTAGAATGCTAAGTAGGGTGGTTCCTGAGGGCTCCTCTTTTGGAACTCCTCCGCGATGGAATAAGAGACGGGGATGAGGAGAGAAGGCAAGCGGATTCTCAATAAAGATGTCCACATGGAAAGAATATCCATAGGATTGGCTACGAATGGGAAGGCTCGCATTCGGAAGGAGAGCAGAAGAAGAGGACCAGTAGAGGATTCCATCATCGAACCCTGGGACGGGAATGAGACCCGGGGTGCCAGGACGAAGACGAAAGATAGGGGTAATGAAGAAATGGACAAATAAGACAATAATGAGCAAGACACAGAGAATTGCAAAGACATAGGCGATCATACTAGACAGTTGAAATCCGTTCACACCCGTGGAAGATGCAATGGCATTGGTTGCTGCAACACCTGTCGTCGCAATTCCAGCTTTTGTATTGGAATAGAGACGTCCGAATAGTCCTGCAACGCCTGTAGAGCTGGAAGCAGTGCTGGAAGGAGTGCTGGAAGGGACCTCAGGCTTCTTTTCCATCCAGGAGGAAACCTTTCCTAAGAGGGTGTCATTTGGCTGGCCTGCAATCTTACTGATCCGATTGAACACTTGATTTTTAATCTTCTGTTCAGCAGCCATTCTCTGATACTTCCTTTCGTTTTTGAATGGAGCATAAACGACTCTACCCGTGTATCTTCAACATGGCTACCCTACCGGACTGCACCTTGACAACGGGATGCTTTCTCTTACAAAAATATCATGCAGGTAGCCGAAGTCTTGCAGATACCCTACAGGGCATGGAGGCGCTTTTGGCGGTCCCATGCTATCTTGTGATCTACTGTAATCAACACCTCTATGATCATATTGTGGAGCGACGACGCTCCCATCATCTAGAGAGTATCACACGGGTCATCTTGATGGAAGTGGAGGACCTGTGGGCGTATCAGTTTGCCGACAAGATTCGTTCCAATCGTGAGGTCTACTGGCCGACACGGGATGCGCGCATTTCGGTGGAGAGCACGGTAGTCGTGTTTAGCAAATTTAGCCTGGTTCTTCGGACAATGGAGCAGAATCCATTTGGGACATCGAGGTTTGGGTGGATCGATAGTAACCTAGGAGCAGGGGGGTCAGCGGGGTTAAAAATTTGTCGCGATGGGCAATTGAGTCGTCGTTTATTGTATGTATTGAATAACATTAGTGAGCGATTCCATTTACAAGTATTGAATGTAGAAGATAAAAAATATCTGCGCCCAGAAAACAAACGTGAATACTACTCTCAGGCGCGATGGGTTGCAGTGGGTTGTTTGTTTACCTGTTCAGAACGAATTGGACGTCCCATTCTCCAACGTCTTCAGGAGGTCATACGAGATACCATTCAGCAGGGCTTTGGGCATCATGAGGAGTACACCATGCTCGAACTGCAGGCGGAATTTGCAGAGGACATTCATTGTGGCTATGGAGACTACCAAGATACACTGGAAAATTTATTGGTCCCCACTACCAATCTAGTGTATGTATACTGGCAAATCGTTATGAAGTACTATTATTACGGCTATAATCGCGAATGTGAAGATGTTTGTAAGGCTATCATTGAATCATTTGACGAGGGTTTACCCGATCCCAACATGGATTTATACGTGAGGATCTGGTCCGTGCGGTATTTGTCTATGATGCGACATGATGTGGTCCGCGGGGCAGAGATGGGGGAGCATATTCGTGCGTCTATCAAAAAACACCCGTTGTTTGCCCATCATTTTTATGAATTGAAGTATTTGATTGGAATGGAGGGATTTGAGGTATAAATTGGGTTATTTATCCACGTGTATTATACCAAATATGATACATGTGGACATTAAAACATATTAATACATACCATTCCGATGACGCTCTTCGATTTCTAGTTTATACTTTTCAATATCTTTTCTGACATCCTCCGTGATCGGAAAGCTAATGGAAGATGTGCCAATTGGCAGACGCATACGTGCATAAAAATGTTCTAGTGCACTTAGTTTTTTCGGCTGGACTTGGTCTACTATCACTTCCGTTTGATCCTCTTCCTGGTCTACTATCACTTCCGTTTGATCCTTTTCCATCTCTACTATTCGTAGTCTCTCTTTTTATAGGTAGAATACGCATAGAAAATCCATTGCCGCACCCTCTTACAGCAGCGTCATATTTGATCGGTGAAGTAGTGTTCGGATCGCGCACGATTCCACCAACAATCCATTGGCATACACGCCATCATTCATACCATCGTCTTCGTTTTCTAGTGCAAAATGATAAATCGGATAGGTCCCCTCTGAATTCCACGGCTCCGCGCGCTCGTCCACACATGCCATGAGTCTGTATTTCTTGTCGGTCACAAACAGTTTACCCAGGCGTGCGATGGTATCCTCCTTTTGCTTTTCCGTGATGGGAAACTCAAGAATGGAGTGGCATCCCGTCAAATACAGATCCTGCTTCAATGCGGGATACTGAGAGGGCGAGCATCGGTAGAGACGGTTTTCGGTGCGAGCATCATCGCCAGGATTCTGAATGGATCCCTTTCCTACTGCGACCACCTTCTTCCATCCACGGAGACTTGTTTTGACAAGCGTTCCATTTGTAAGAGCCTCCACAGGGACATACTGTTCTACTCCATCTACTTGGCAGAGAATGGTGGATCCCTCTAGGAAACAGGGGGCAGCAGGATACAAATAATAGGATCCGTCTGCGATTAATGTGCTTCCATTCGCATAGACAACATTCTGAGGAGAGCTTCCAAAGCTGTTAGACGCCAGTCTCCAACTCGTAAATCCGCCAAAGGGTCCACCATCTCCTACAATGTAAGAAACACCATATCCAAAAGAATTGGTATAGGCAAGCGCATCAGCTTCGCTTGGGTAATAAGACACTGCTGATCCACCAACAGGCAATGCCTGCTCGCTCATCGGGCCAATAAGGAGACGTGGGGTCTCTCCCGTGTGACGGGTCTCATGTGACATACCCTCCTGAAAGACAAATGCTGTATTGGAGCGAATCGGATAGGACTCGTCTCCTACTACGAGTTCACCAGGGCTGTCATTCAAATAAAGGAGATGGGTATATTCAAACGCTTGGGAGGTGACATCTACGTGAGGAGCCGTGTCTCCCTTGATCCATCGCATGGGAATGGAGTGGACCGTGGAAAGATTCAGACCGAACGTGTCCTGAAGGGTCGTGCGAAGGGCATCCGTCATGGGGATCGTGAAATAGACCCTTCCCTGGGAACGAGCGTCCAAACGTTCTTTGGCGGCAAGAACTTCAGGCAGACGCTGCAACTGGTCCAGCACGTCTGATGAAAGGACATTCGTATGGATGGATGCCATTCTATTCTATCCCTCCATATTTACGGGAAGATTGTATACGCCGGATGGTAAATGGCGTTGTTTCATGACTGCGTCTTTAAGTGCCCCCATGACTCTGACTCAGCGCATAGAGCACGCCTCCTACGGTGGACAACAGGATTCCTCCTGTGATAAACCCCTTGATGAAAGAGCGAGTATCCACCTCGGCCATGTCCTCGGGTGTCCAGACAGGAGAGCGGTCACGGCGGCCGAGACGCTCATAGTATTGCATGACCTCGTCCAGCGTCCACAGAGGTTTCTCAAGCGTCTTATTGACGGCATTATGAAGCATGACCGTCCATTGAATCAGATCCGTTCGCGAATCCAGGAAAGGCGTCAGAGGATGGGCGGCGAGGTGGGTCGCATAGTGGGTGCGACAGATCGGACAGGGGAGTAAATGTGCCAGAGACTCGTAAAAGTCTTTTGCGCATTTCTTATCCGTATAAGTGGGGTTCTTCGGATAACCAATGGCAACCAAATGAATCGTGTGCCAAAAGAAGGGTCCCCATACACGCGGGGGAAACTGCATTCTATAACATCGTGCGTTCTTTGAGGGCATGTATGTGACACACTCGTGAAGGGCACGCGCATATCTAAAGAAGACACAGTGTGGTTGCCTAGCATGGATGGTCTCCACCGTATCCCCCACTGTACCAATTGTGGCCTCCCAGGTCACGTCTTTCGTTCTTGTTTATCTCCTGTGACCAGTTATGGAATGATTGCGATGCGGTATCCATCGGACACCCATCAACAGGCCCTTTTTTCTCCGTCCTATCCCATTCGGAATCCCACAGAGGGCCTCCAATTTTTGCTGATTCAACGAAAAGATTCCATGTCTTTTGTTGAATTCATACGCGGTAAATATCACCCTCATCATGATGAATACATGGGAAAACTCCTACAAGGAATGACACAGAAGGAGCATGAACTTCTTCGCACTCTGTCTTTTGAGCAATTGTGGCAGCACATGTGGGGAGGAACATCAGGCGTCCGATCCCACAAGAGCGAATATCATGCCTCCGAACAGCGTTTTTCTCAAATGGCTCATCGGATTCCAGAATTGATAGAGCGTTATCCTACAACCTGGACTGAGTGCGAATGGGGCTTTCCCAAGGGCAGGCGGAATCCCTATGAGACCGACATGGGATGTGCCATGCGCGAGTTTCAGGAGGAGTCGGGTCTTCATCGCGGCGATTATTCGGTCATTCACAATACACAGTCCGTCTCGGAAACATTCTTTGGATCCAATCAGGTTCATTACTGCCATAAATATTATTTTGCGATCTGTCATCCCCATGTGGATGTTCAGATGAATCTACAGAATCCTCATATGACACGTGAGATTTCCGAAATCAAATGGTGTTCCTTAGAGGAGGCCATGATAAAGATTCGTCCGGATCATATTGAAAAGCAGGAACTCCTGCTCAAAGCAGGGAACATCATGAAGAACTTCTACCCTGTTTCCACATTGGACTCTCATCGGTCCATGTTTCGAAAGGCGTAAGCCTGACCGAAAGGCGTAAGCCTGACCGAAAGGCGTAAGCCTGACCGAAAGGCATAAGCGTGATCGATTCCCTTCTCTAATTTATGATATCCTACATAGAATGGCGGCGGTGAAAAGGACATTTAAAGATCCATTCGCAAACGACAGCGACGAAGAGACGTCTCCTGTGGCTGTGCCTGTGCCTGTGGCCGGTCCTGCGGCCGTGCCTGTGGCCGGTCCTGCGGCCGTTCCTGTGGCAAAGCCTGCGGCCGTTCCTGTGCCTGCTCCTGTGCCTATGCCTGCAGCCGCGCCTGTTTCCTCCATGGAGGAGCCTCCTGTCGCCAATTTCATTCCCATGCCCAGACGTAGACCTATTACACGACCTGTATCCGTCGCTGTTCCTAATCCAGCTGCTTCTGTGGCTGTTGCGTCCCCTATAGCATCTGTAGCACCTATTGCACCCGCTCCTGTTGCACTAGTGGAAGAGATGGCGGCTCCTATGGAAGATCCTGTGGCCCCAGTGGAAGAGATGGCGGCTCCTATGGAAGCTCCTGTGGCCCCAGTGGAAGAGGAGCCTGTGGCCCCAGTGGAAGATATGGCTGCTCCTATGGAAGATCCTGTGGCCCCAGTGGAAGAGATGGCGGCTCCTATGGAAGCTCCTGTGATTTTGAATGCTCTTGCGAATGACATCCCTCCGATCCAGATGCCCGTAAGAAGTATGAGATCCATCAGACGCCCTAGACAAGTCATGCCCTCTTTCTCATCGGAAGCAGTTCCAGCTGCCATTCCGATGGAAGCCCCTGTAGAGGCCCCTGTGGCACTAGAAGCCCCTGTGGCACTAGAAGCTCCTGTAGAGGCCCCTATGCCCCCTGCTCCCCTTCAGGCTCCTATATCAGTGCGGGCGCCGATTCGACGCCCTCAGCGGGTGGCTCAAGTGGCTGCAGTCGCAGGCCCTCTCGGATCCCTCCCTGAACCCGAACTGCTAGACCGCTGGGACAACACCACCGATTTTTCCGAGCGCGATATCATCCTCGCAGAACTCCAGCGACGTGACCTCTTTCCCTCCAAGGCCATGACACGCTGGGAAAAAGAAACGGGTGCCTATCCCGATGTCATGGATCATGAATTTCTACAAAAGCTTCTGTCCAAACGAGAATTTGCCGAGTCTCTTCAAACCACATGGAAACCGAATGCGAATCCATGTGAAGACCAAGGCACCTTTGAGGTCACTCCCGTTCAGCGATTTGTCGCCAACTTCATGTCACCCAAGACTCCCTATATGTCCGCTCTTCTCTATCATGGAGTCGGTGTCGGTAAAACATGTGCGGCCGTTCAAATCATGGAGGCCTGGCTCGAACATTTTCCCCATCAACAAGTGATTCTCATTGCGCCCCCCACCATCCAGCAGGGATTCTTTCGCACGATCTTTGATCCCTCTAAGGTTGTGATTGGACATGGAAATGAACCCAACACAGCATCACAATGCACGGGAACGACATATTTGAAGCTGACCAATATGTTGTATGAACGCAATCTCAACACGATTGAAAAGGAAGTGAACAAGATGATCAAAAAGCGCTTCAAAGTCTTCGCCTACATTTCTTTTGCAAACTATATTCAATCCCTTATCCAAGGAGTTCCAGGAAAAACCGATGAACAGAATGAGATCTATAAAAAACGCGCCATCCGAAATGCATTTAGTGGAAAGCTGTTGATTATCGATGAAGCCCATAATCTTCGCGATATCGCAGAGGATGAAGCGGTAGAAGTGGGAGGAAAAGCAGAAAAGGGAGATGCCGCAGGTGGTAAATTACTGACTCCCTTTCTGCGCGATGTTCTGATGTATTCTGAGGGTATGAAGTTTTGCGCACTGACGGCCACCCCTATGTATAACAGCTATCGTGAAATCGTATTCATGCTCAACCTCTTATTAATGAATGATAAAAAGGCGACACTCACCGAGGCAGACCTGTTCGATCGTGAGGGGCGTCTCTTGGAGAAGGGCTCTGAACGATTGTCGCTGATTGCCCATCGATATGTCAGTTTTATGCGAGGAGAAAATCCCCTGTCCTTTCCTGTTCGCCTCTTTCCTGAACACATCGCTCGCCTTCCTGCCTACCCCCTTCTCAATCCACGACGAAATCCCATTGTAGAAGAGGATCGCGCCTATTACGAGCGCCTTCCGCTTTTCCCTGTTCCCCTTCAAGGGCATGCTCTTCAGGCCACGCGTGTCTTTATGAATGCGCTCTCGCCAGGCGAAGGAATCAATACGATCGATCTGGGGCGTCTTGTTCATGCGGGAAACATTGTCTTTCCTGCGACGGCATCCACCCAAGGAGACACCTATGAGGCCTATTCTCGACGAACCAATGAAAACGCTCTGTTGAGCGTGTTTGATCGTGAGATGGAAGGAGGGGAAGTCCGTTATCGCGCCAAAGAGTCCGCAGCATGGCTCGCGGTCGGTGCACTTGCCTCCTATAGCCCCAAGTTTGACGCATTGATCCGACGCATTCGCACGGCAGAAGGGTGTGTCTTTTTGTATACACGATTCGTCAGTGGAGGCGCCATTCCGCTGTGTTTGGCACTCGAGGCAAATGGATACAGCCCCTATGGACGAAAAAAATCCCTGTTGATGGATCCCATCCAAGCGGAAGGAGGGCGCCAGTGTGCCTCTTGCACTCGGAAGGAACGGGAACATGCAGGAGCCAGCCATACATTTTCTCCCGCCTACTACGGAGTGCTAACAGGTGATAATGCACTTTCTCCACATAACGAGGCTACCATTACTGCACAGCGATCGTTTGAGAATGCCACAGGAAAGATCATGAAAGTCATCATCGGATCACAGATTGCATCCGAAGGTGTGGACTTGCGGTTTGTTCGCGAAACCCATTTGTTGGACTCTTGGTTTCACTTAAACAAAACGGAACAGATTTTGGGACGCGCGATTCGTTATCTGTCCCATTGTGCTCTTCCCTTGGAGAAGCGCAACAACACGGTTTATTTGTATGTCGCGACACTCCCTGACGACGATCGCGAGACCGCTGATTTATACAGTTATCGCGTCGGATTTAAGAAGGCGGTGCTGATCGGCCAGGTCACGCGTGTCATGAAACAGTCTGCCATGGATTGTAA